TAAAAAAGAGCCCCTCTAGGGACCCTTAATCTCATTAAGATACTTTTGTTCCTCTTGGTAGGGGATATATCTTCCCGTCTTGATCTCCCAAGCCCTTTGTAGGTCTGGGAGGAGCCATTGGTCGACCCTATAGCAATATTGCCAGTTGACAGGTTGGATGCAGTTCATCACTACAACCTGCCAGAAAGCTACAAGATGGATCCAAACGCTTAACATCAGAGCGCGTTGCCCCTTGGAATGAGTTTCTCTTTACCAGTCTCAATATCCTCAACCATTTGTTGTAGATGTTCTAGAAATTCTTTTGGTAAAGTGTCATCTTCTCCAAGATAAGACCAGAAGCAATCATTACACTCTTCGTATGGATTATCATAAGACATAAGGGCATAATCATCCCAATGACCAGTCATCAGATCTGCCCAGTTTTGGAATGAGTGTTTGATGCTCTGCCACCCTGTCATCCAGCAGTGACCAATCCAATAGTCCCACCAATTCATCTTTGGTTTATTTGGTGATGTGCCAAGCACTGCTCTATTGAAGATCATGGAGTGTCCTCCTGTTGTTGTGGACGCATTGCTTCTGACAAAGCATTTACTTGGTCAGGATAAAGATATTTATAAGACCAATTGAGCACCTGCTCCAGTTGCCAATCAGCAGCTTTTCGCATTGCGTCTTCGATAGTAATAGGATGGGACCCAGACATGAGTTCTCCAAAAGAGAACAAACTTAATGCCTTACTGTCAGTCAGTGGGTGTTGTTCAGTCATTCATTTTCCCGTTAATAATTTCGTAATAATCTTGACTACACAAACAAGGAGTATAGTCAGGAAAGTATTGCTTCATCAAAGTGGGAATACCTTTTGCAGTAATACTACTATTACAAACAATCCAAACTTCTTTCTTGTCTTCAATAATGTAATGTGGTATTGGAAACTTAGTTTTCTTCATAAGTAAATGTTTTGTTCATCTGTATATTCTTCCATGGAGCATTTCAATTTGTTCGTCAGTCATGATAGAAATACCTTGAGTGTGCGTTCAGTCATCCCTGTATGATGTAGATCGTCAGTTCAAAGAGACACACCAGGACTATAAGACTGATGATGATGAAATCCTTTACTTTTTTAACCATCTTCGTTGTCCCTCTCATACTCACGATAGTCCCATTTGAGGTTATGTTTAATCATCTTAAAAGCACCATCAAGAGTTGTTGCTTGGTCATCAATTTCCCAATCACCAATCTTAATACTATAAAACACCAAAGAACCTTCTGTGGTGTAATCACGGATACTAATTTCAGTCATTCATTTCCCCATTAATAATTTCGTAATAATCTGGGGAAGGACGTTTACCATTCTTCCATACAGATTGTGTTGGATCTCTTCCAGATAGATTGTAAGGGTCAACACCTTTGCGGATGGCTTGCAGTTCCCAGTCATCTATATCACTGATAGAGTTGACAAGATCAATGATAGTGGAGTTCTTGTCAAGATACTCACCATCACGATCTAATGGTGCTGGATTACAACAAAATAGTTCATCCCACCAGTCGGCAACAATATCATACAGTTGCTGTTGTTCGTTAGTTTTGAGGTTATGTTTAATCATCTGTGTAAAACCTCGCATTTTCGATTCGTTTTTGAATAATCTGCTCCATAGCACAACCTAAAGAATTTGCAACTCCTTCAAACTGATCAATACCATCAGGGCCATCGAACAGAATCCAACAGTAATGTCCATTGCGATAAATTACTTCAAGTTTCATTTCCATTCTCCTTTTGATGAATGATCGTAGTCTTGTAGTTTACCCTCCTTGAAATGAATACGGCACTCTGGCCAATGTTCCCACTCACCATCCCATTGCTCAGGGTAGATTACTATGTATTTGGTGATATTCCAGGGTCGAACTTTACCATGTGTGCCATTTGGAACCCATTGAAAGTTTGACCATTCACGTTTATCATCATAACCCTCATCACCTTCTTTGAGTTCTACAAAGTCGGCAGTATGAGAATAATCAATTAGACACAATTGTCCATCAGGATTGATCCAGAATTGTGACATTGTGCCATCATATCCTTCTTCAATATCTTTTGTGTGACACACACCAGAAAAACTTTCACCCAGAGGATAAGAACTCCTCACATAGTCGAACATGCCCATTATGCTACACCATTCAGTTTGGATTGACTATAAGAGTATTATACAATAAAAAAGCACCCCTGTGAAGGAGTGCTGTGACAGTTGTGGAAGTGGTCAGTCATCCTTTATACTCCACAGTTCGTAATAATCTGGGGAAGGACGTTTACCAATCATAACAAAATAGCAAGTATAGGAATTATAACAGACCCGACTGCTAATAAAAAGCCCCCCACATAACTCGTGAGGGGCGTAAAATGACCATCGTCCATTTATCAACCGATAGAAGGAGCAGTCAGGGCCACAGGTGTGGACTCAGCTGCTGCAAGATCAAGCGGGAAGTTGTGGGCGTTTCTTTCGTGCATGACCTCCATTCCGAGACCGGCTCTGTTGAGAACGTCGGCCCAGGTGTTGATGACTCGTCCTTGTGACTCAACGATGCTTTGGTTGAAGTTAAACCCGTTGAGGTTGAAAGCCATGGTCGAGACGCCGAGAGCGGTAAACCAGATTCCCACCACTGGCCACGCAGCGAGGAAGAAATGCAGACTTCTAGAATTGTTAAAAGATGCATATTGGAAAATCAATCGACCGAAGTAGCCATGTGCGGCAACGATGTTATAGGTTTCCTCCTCTTGACCAAACTTGTATCCATAATTCTGCGAGACCTCTTCGGTAGTCTCCCTAATAAGGGAGGACGTGACGAGAGATCCATGCATAGCACTGAAAAGAGCACCACCAAATACACCAGCAACGCCGAGCATGTGGAAAGGGTGCATAAGGATGTTGTGTTCTGCCTGGAACACCAACATGTAGTTGAATGTGCCAGAGATTCCGAGAGGCATAGCGTCAGAGAATGAACCCTGACCAAATGGATACACCAGGAAGACAGCAGAAGCAGCGGCGACAGGCGCAGAGTAAGCAACACAGATCCAGGGGCGCATGCCCAAGCGGTAGGAGAGTTCCCACTCACGACCCATGTAGGCGTAGATGCCGATCAGGAAGTGGAAGACGACGAGCTGGAAAGGACCGCCGTTGTACAGCCACTCATCGAGAGAAGCGGCTTCCCAGATGGGATAGAAGTGGAGACCAATAGCGTTAGAGCTAGGAACAACAGCACCGGAGATGATGTTATTACCATACATGAGAGATCCAGCAACTGGTTCACGAATGCCGTCGATGTCCACAGGAGGAGCGGCGACGAATGCAGTGATGAAGCAGATGGTGGCGGCAAGCAGAGTAGGGATCATAAGAGTTCCAAACCAGCCGACATACAGACGGTTGTTGGTGGAGGTGACCCACTCGCAGAAGGATTCCCAAGTAGATTGGGATTGTTGTTGTGAAAGAGTTGAAGCAGACATTAATTCAATAAAGTAAGACCATCAGGGAAATGGTGGTTTTACTATTCCTCTACCACCCTCAGGCAGAGGTATTAGAGACGTAATTTTAACACCCTGTAGGTCTCGGTTGTAAGGGGTGCTTAGGACGTTTTGATAGTCGGTCCTTAGAAGACTAGATCATTATAGACCACATGTTTACTTTTGTAAACCAGTGTAAAATATCCTTAAACAAGAACATAGCGCTATAGCGTCAAAAGCCCTAGCCTGTCTAGCATTTTAGGTATAAGTACCCACGAACAGTAGTAAGTATTGATAACTGAGAAAGATTCTTGGCGGTATTGCGTATAACGCTCGTTCCAAATCTCATCTAACTTCTCTACAAAATCCGAGGCATTTAGTACATTTGGACCGCCTTGCTTAAGGTGGTTGTTGTCGTCGTCGATTGAGATAAACGCCTCTATAGCAGAAAGAGGGACATCAGTATCAGGAAGGGTAACAGTTTCCAGAAAATGACGATGGAAAATAGGAACAGAGAGAAGGGCAGCTTCAAGACCTTGGTACTCGTGATTATTACCGTAATCAAGTCCATTATGTTCAAAAGATCGTGGGTGAGTGGCAAATGCGCTCTGGCATATACGCTTCAGCCCTCGTTTGTGATCGTATGATCCGAATACGTACATCTTATCAGGATCTTGACCCTCGTCATCTACAAAGTCAAAGAACCTCTCGTTGATCTGAGCGTTAGAGAAAGCTGACGGCGCTTTCACTGGTTTCTCGAATTTGTCCGTCACGTACCAATCCAACTTGCCTTCGTAGTTCTTGAGTTGTGAGTAGCCGGCTATAGACCTCTCAAAGCCGATCATCTCGGTGATAAACCTTTTCTTTGCTAATTCTTTCTGTAAATTAAGCACGAGGCTTGAACGTTTCCATGCGACCGCTCTTGAAGCATTGATCAATCTCTTTAGTCGGTTAGTTTTGTCAAAAGTAACAAAATCACTAACCAACGGTATATGGAAAAACGTATCTAACTTTTCGACTCTAGTGTTAATATTCCTCTTCTTCATCCATCTTATAAATCCGCATTTAGTCTCCACAAGGGAATGACAAAGGACACCATCGCATGCTCTGATCGCGTTCTCGAAGTCGGCGTTCCTTCCAATAGACAGATAGTGGTGATCATGATTGATCAGCCACTTAGGAGACTTAATCTTCTCTAGGATACGTTCTACGTAGTTATCTACAATCTCTTTTTTGGCGTTCTTAGCCGGGACCGAAAATACCAGACTCAAGTCGTAGTCTTCGTTGACCCTACGAACTAACTCATCTGCCTCATCAAAACTAAATTTTGTGATAGGGAGATCCGTAGAGGTATCAGGTCGACCCACGCTGAGGTTCAAAGCAAAAATATCGCATCTCCCGCGGTTGTTCTCGTCAAAATATGCTTTGAAGTGGCGGGCGTAGGTGCTCACTCCACAACCCTCCACTCCTCGGAGTAATAATATAGCTGTTCTTGGCAGTTTCATCTGTAGTCTTAACTACGTAGCTTTAAACCGCTCTTAAGATTTTTAAATCGCGTCAATATTGGCCAACCATTCCTTGAGTTCGGCCTTGAGATCCTTAATTTTCATCTTCTCGCGGCCTTCAATGAAAGCGTTCCATGCATATTGCCCTCTTGATCTCATTCCTTGGGCTTTGCCCCACTTCTTGAGGTCTTCAAGCTGCTTTTTGCGCTGAGCAGCGCCCTTTCGAGTGGTCATTTGCTGCTCGTGTTGCCAATCCTCAACAAATTCCGCCCATTTTGCGGATACGTCCCTACCTTGATGATTCTCTTCAAGGAATTTAGCAACAATTGTCCGCTTCATGCCCAATTCTTTGCCTTTCCTCTTATACATTTCTTGAGGGGTAAGGGGTTTTAGCCTACGAGTCCGCGGCGGGGCCATGATTTTAGCTTTTTCTGCCCCGATCTCGTTAGGATCTACCAATTCTGTCCGGCGCTTGTCAGCAAATTGGCGAAAACTACGGACTTGCTCGATGATATGCTTATCCATAGCGTCCGAGTCGTTGATCAAAGTCTGCAACTCGTCATATTTTTGCTGTAATTCGTCTTTCTCCCTCTTCAATTCGAGCCTTTCGGCGTTCACAAGGCGGCTGAGAGGCATAGCCAGTACCGCTTGAGCTTGGAGGACACTGAGTTTCCACTTCTTACGAAGGTTATTTTGAGCAGTTTCCCTCGTTTTGCTAGACTTGATGGTAGTGATTACCTCATCGATGTCTGCGAGGATGGTTAAGAAGCCGTCAAGGATGTGCATCCGGTCCTGAATTCGGACACACTCGGCGCTATAGCGTGAAATCAGGGCCTTGCAACGGCTCTTATGCCAAGCTGCGATGATATCTTTCACCCCAAACATCTCAGGAAGGGCTTCTTTGATCGCCATCGCATTGACGCCAACCGTATCATACAGATTCGTATGGGCAAGCAGCTGCCCGATGACCATTTGGGCATCTGCGTTGGCCTTGAGAATCAACTCAATATGAATGCCCTCGGTGGATGAGTGGTCAGCAGCATCGACAATCTGGTCGATCTTTCCGGCATCAACGGCTGCCTTGACTTTTTCTAAGAATCTCTCAGACGACCCGCTAGCCAACGAGGTAACAATAATGGCTTCTCGTTTTGATTTCTTTTTATAGGCAACTTCTTTCACTTCCCACTTGCCATATACCTTGATTGAACCGTGGCCAGAGGAAAACGCGGCAAACACTCCGTCGTCCTTAAGGATCCTAGCTCCTTGAGGAAGATCGGGGCCAGTGATATGCTTATAGAGGGCCTTATCAGTGATGCTTTGGTTCTGGATATATGCTATAGTGCCCTTGATTACCTCGGAGAGGTTATAAGAAATGTGATGACAAGCATAACCAGCAGCGATTCCAACGCCACCGTTAACAAGTAGAGCGGGAAGAGCCGGGACAATCCGATGTACCTCCTGTGTAGACCCATCGTAGTTATCGCGCCATTCACAGCTTTCCTTATCAATCTCGTTGATGTAGACGTTTTGCGTAAACTCACTAGATTTTACTTCGAGATACCGTGCAGCAGCTGGAGCATCTTCGCTGATGGACTGACCGGTGGAAGGGCCGGTTTGAACGCTACCACCCACATTACCATGAATATTAGTAAGTAAGTACCTAAAGCCATTGGCTTGACCCATATTGATCGCCGTACCGGCACATCCTCCTTGAGGGTGGTACGAACCCAATACGTGACCTTCGAGCCTAGATACTTTCTTATACTGCCCACTTGGTTTTAGATTTAAATCTTTGAGACCTAAAATAATCCTCCTCTGAGCAACTTTCAACCCATCGGTCACATCAGGCAGTGCGCGATTGAAGATCGATACGCTGTAAGTTAGATAAGAAGTCTTCAGCTCACTATTGATCGATACGGGGGTAAAGCTGTTCATAAATACGCCGTGTCTCCTACTATTATATCATATCATATGCCACGGATGGCCTCTTTCTCCTCGTCTTCAACATTTCGTGATAAAACGTACCAACCAAGGCTCTCGTTGTTATACTCGAGGTAGGTGTCGTGGCCTTCGAGGATGAAGTTGTTGTAGTAGTCTTTGACTATCTCCATCTCTTCAGAGTTCTGCATGTCGTGGGGAAAGGAACATTTCAGGCATAGGAGCCCCTGAGAAGAGATTAATTCGTAGATCTCTGTCACAGTCCCAAGGACCGGATGGTCAAAAGTAACGTGGCAAGTTGTAGCGTCGGTCCTTACTACTTTTTCTATGATATCTTTACGCCGCAGGAACTTGCTATCAACGTATATCTCCGGCCACCGAGTTGGTTCTCTCATTTTGTTGTCACAACAGTTTAAAGTTATTTTAAATAACACCTACTCTACCATAAACTGTGAGCAGTCTATTCAACACTCCTGAACCTGAAAGGAAGGCACGGGTAAAATATAGAACCATCCGAGTCCGAGAAGAAGTGGCGAAGGAGCTGGATGAGTGGAGGGATCTATTTGAAGATGCCTCGATATCCGAAGTTATCTGGAGGGTGTTTGCGCTGGCTCGGAGGGAGTTGAAAAGAGTTCGGGACAAGAAGAGAAAGGCTCGGGAGAAGTTCACAAAAATCCGAGAAGAGAAAAAACAGATAGTGAACAAGCTCACAAATCTGTGATAGAATATAGGAGTAATTTAAAGTCATTAAAAATGGCTAATAAAACTTATTTCACCGGTACTCCTGTCGAAGAGTACGAAGATGATATCTACGCCGTAGAGAAAACTAAAAAGCCCTGTGTGATTTGTGGTAAGGCCACGTTCTATAAGTCAAGACTCGCCGCTGACCATATCTGCTCCCAAGAATGCTCCAAGCAATTCTGGCACGAGATCTTTGTAAAACTCCTGACCGACAAACGCCGCAAGCGCTGAAATGGCTAAAATCTCTAACAAAGAGCTTTTAAAAATAGCTCAAGATGAAGAGACAACTTCGGAACAGCTTAGGAAGATCTGGATTGAAACAAAATCTATAAAAGTCAGGAAAGCTATTGCCTCTAACCCCAATGCCGACGCAGTTACTTTACGTTACGCTGCTCGGCTATATATAGAAGAAGTACTAGAGAACCCAGGGTTTGATGTTCTTAGGTTGTTTGATGATGATGAGTGGATCAGGGCGATCGGGGCGGTCTATGACAATCCAGACACTTGGTCTACGGTGTACTATTATGCCAGGAGGACCGATCAGCTCGAACCTTTTGCTAGGGCTGCGCTGCTTAGTAAGTCTTTAAATAAGATCCAACTCAATTCGATCATAGAGTTCTTACCCACAACTTCTATCAAGAGATCTTGTAAATACGAGAAGACCAGAATAAAAGTCAGAGACCTACTAACCAAAGGAGGAAACGAGTTCTCTCTAGAAGCGCTTTTCAAAGCCTATGGCTCCGAGGTCATCACAGAGCTAGAGCTTTACGAATGCCTGAGATACATATCATATGTAGGATCGCTGAGTTGCAGGAAATCTGTATACGTAAGGGCTATTAAGCTTATGCTTATGGCCGTGGAGGAACAGAAGCCGGGTGCAAATAAAGCCCTAGCAATGGTTCTCGTAGCGAGTAGGAGTAGTTGTCTTAGATGGATAGAATATACATTTGAACACAAACACCTAGAAGTACTCGCGTCTGCTCTACTCACGGCTAAAAGAGTAAGCAAAAAATTTAGCTCAACGAGCAAAACAACAATCCAGCTCATTGGTTCTATTATCACGGGGATACTGTGGGAGAAGTTTAACTTCGAGGAAAGGAAGAAAAACCTAGAGTATATCTATAAGTCTATGTGCAAGCTGAGTTTAGACACCCACCCATGGGGAGACACTAAGTTCACTTGGGGACCTATACAGATCACAAATGAGATGTGCGATGAGCTCCTCAAACAGGATATTAGAGTCAAAGCCTTCTTTGTTAGAAACAAATGCCTAGGGACCTGGTTTAGTGTGCAAAAGTCATCGCCTAAGTTCCAGATCTTAGAAGAAGTGAACAATTGGATGTTCAAGCGTGGTGGGTTCGATAACTTGCTCTACAATAGCGTTAGTCTCAAGAAAATCGTGACTATCTCAGATGATGTGATTGTTGCTCATTGAGTACCGAGTTGATGATATCCAGGAGCTGAGCGTCGTAAGTTTTACCCTGGAGTTTAGGTAATAATGTTAGTGGGTTAGTTTCTTCAGACGGAGAGATGAATATAGGGAATAACTCTGTAGAAAAATAGATCTTTAGCTGAGACAACACACTCTCGGCGACCAAGGGCCTGGGCAATCTGTTCAGGCCACTTGTGATTTTGTCGTAAGTTTGTTTATCTAGTTTCCCAAAAATATTATTTATTAACTCATCAAAGTCTAGAGAACTAACGACTACAGGTATTATCATACTATCGTTAGTTAGTTTTTGCTCGAGTATCTTAATAGCTTTCTGATAACAGTTAAATATGGAATGCTTCTCCCTCTCTTCGAGCTGGTAGCCGAGGATCTCTTCGATCGCCTGAAGAGCACCGGCCGGGGCACCCTTCCCGATCTTAATCACGAAATCTTTGTTGAGTAGTAGCTCTTTCTCCAAAGAACGAGCCTTGTGAAACTCCATTTCCCATCGCTCGAGGAGTTCTACTTGCTTCACGACCTTGGACGGGGCACGATTGTTCTTATTCCAACGGAAGCCGTTCTCTTGGGCCCAAGCCACCCGCTCCTCTAGATCCTCGGAGACTTCAATGTCTTTCAAGATGTCGCCCGAAGCTATGCCCTTCATCATCGATTTGATGGCCATGGGGGCATAGTTGTTGTCTTTGAGTAGCTTGGCCACCTCAACCACCTTATCCATCTGCCGATCTTGATTCTTCATCTGCTCTAGCTCTTGCTTCAGCTGCTGAGTCTCCATCCGGCCCTTTAAAAACAATCTCTCCATTTTCGCCTCATAAGCTACTTGAGATAACTTGATCTCTCTTACCTCTCCCTCCAGCTCAACAAACTTACGTATGAACACACCAAGAGCGACTTTGATCCCATGGAAGTTCTTGCGGATCTCCAGCTCACTCAGCTTATTTACATCGAGTTGGTTTATAGATAGATAGAGATTTTCACGGGTCTCTTGCGAGGTTAGCTGGTTGACATCAAAAGTGTCAGAAAACAATTGAATCTCTGTGGATTCCATAGGGGTTCCCCTCAATAAACTAATCAATTCTCAATTCTCTTTAAACTCCATCCTCTGACTTTCCCCGGTCAGGGGATATTTTTTTGTCCGCGTGCGAGCAAAGTGCGCAATTCCCCCACAGGTACATAACCCCCCCCCCTATCACATTTCTTTTTAAGGACAGGGGGGAGGGGGGGGATATGCTAGACTCCGTAAGGGGTCTCAGGTTATGGCTGGGTTGGGCGTTG